TAATCCAGTGGCGCCTGTTAGTCCAGTTGATCCAGTGGCACCTTGAACTCCTATGTTTCCTTGCGGTATAACCACATCGAATATGGCCTGTGTGGATGAACCTATATTGTTAAAACTGGCTGCGGTACCGGGAAGTCCCATGGTCACCGAATTAATAACCACAGTAGCAGCAGAACCAGTGTCGCCTTTAATCCCCTGTAAGCCGGTGGCTCCTGTGGCTCCTGTCAGTCCTGTAGAACCAATGGCACCTTGTGGGCCAGTGATACCTTGTGCTCCAGAAAGATCGCTGACATATTGATAGACGCTGCCTGTCCAAAGATATAACCTAGAATTGTCCGGATCATTATAGTTACTGTTATCAATGATGGCAAATTCGCCGGCGGTAATGTTCACAGGATTAGTATCGGCCTGCAACACTGCAACAGAATTATATGACTTTGCTATCCTAAAACCAAGTCCACTGGGGCCTTGTGGACCAGTGGCACCTGTAGCTCCGCCGGGTGTGCCTTGTAGACCAGTGGCTCCAGTCACATCACCCACATTTATCACATCGGAATTGCTTAAGGTAATCAGCAAATTACCAAAAGTAACATTGGCTGCAATTAGGTAAAGACCGGTAGAACCAGTGGCTCCTATGTTACCTTGTATACCTGTAGCACCTGTACTACCTATATTGCCTGTTATCCCAGACGAGCCAGTGGCCCCTATATTTCCTGTGACACCAGTGGCACCGGTGGCACCACCAGGACTACCCTGCGGTCCTGTGGCACCTGTTCCACCGGTCTGCCCTGTGGAGCCGGTGGCACCGCCAGGACTACCCTGCGGCCCAATTGGCCCGGTTGTGCCTTGTGGACCGGCATTGCCCTGCGGCCCAGTGGAACCAATTGGGCCAGTGGCACCGGTGGCACCAAACATCATAAGATTACCCCCCGGGGTAACACCATCGTGTACTCTTATTGACTTAAACGTTGTATCCAGTGTGATTTCTCCCAGCGGACCAATATAGGTACTGCTTACTGCGGCATTGCCTCTTTTGATTAAAAATTGTTTGATGTTAATATTAGAACTGGACATAATTAAATTGTTCCGCCATTGATGATGATTCCGGACACTGTGGGCGACGGTGCGGTATCAGAATAATAAGCCGGTAATACTTCTAAATCCAATGGTACCCCATAATTATCATCTACATACAAAGGTGTTTCGGCATTGGTACCAAGATCAATGGTTCTGAATGTCAGCTTATAGAATCTTTGAGTGAGACTATCTAATAGAATTTTTGATATAGTAAATGATCCGCGACCCAGCTGAATATTGCTAAAAATCACAGGTAAAGATTGTATAGTGGACGCTGTACCAGGATCTTGAATGTCTACTTGCAGTTGGTATCCAGTGAGATTTACCGGTTTTTGATCCTGATTCTTGGTCACTACCTGTATAGAATTATCTATACCTTGGTAAACTATAACTGGCTTACTGTACACTTGTCTGTTCCTTGTAGAAAAAAATCCAGGGTCCGAAATTTGTACCTCTATTTTGTTAGGATATAAATATGTTTGGATTATGGTCATTATTTAATTATTTATTTGTATTGTGGAAGAAATTTCTCAACTATTACTCAAGTATCCGTTTATTACCTATGTGATTTACGGTGGCAACGACTATATAGGAATTATTCAAAATTCCGATGATCAGATTACCACCATTTATGATTTTGGTAGTTTAAAAGAACCGACTCAAAAAAGAAAATTCTTAGAATTAGGCGAACAATGGTGGTGGGAAAGTAATCGTTTGATACCAATTAATGTTTTTTTAAAACAAGAATGGGCTGAATTCAAGTTCAGTATTAAAACCATGAATAGCAAAGATGTTGAAATACGTATGGGACCCCATATTAATCTAAAAGAAATGGCCGCTAAACGATCAAAAAGGCGTAGTATTACGCTAGTCAGAAAGATCAACTAATTTTTATTGTCGGCCAATCTGCTGATTGAGCAAGTTCATATGCACTACCACTAAGTGGGCATAGGCCACGGCATGACTCTTTTTAAATCCATATCTGCCGTCATCGCTCTTTTCCCAGACCGTTTCAGCTATCTTATGCCACGGTGAATTCAGTAGATGTCGCTTGGCCGGTCTGATCACAGCCAGAAACATGGCCATTCTTGGTATACTGTCAACAGTTTCGGGCATGTTTCTGAGTGTGTCATAATGACCTCCGATGTGTATTAGTTGCTCAGTGAACTGGCGTTCCTGCAACCTGTCCCAAGGAGCAGGAGTTGATAACAGTTGCTCTAAGTGGTTAGAATCACGAACCTGAGCGTAGACTCCTACATTAAGTAGGTCTATTTTGATATAACCACGCTGCTCGGCAACTTGATAATCCAGACTACTTCTTTTGGTAAATGGATCAACTGGAATAACAGTGGGGTATATTCCTGTATTGTGTGCCGTGGACACAGATTGTTTGATTATACTGGCTGGCACATATTTTATTTTGTCCAATATTTGATCTCTATTGGCAAAATCAATATCAACGTCGCTGGTGAATTTCATAGTCCGGCCAATTCAAATACTTGTCTGGCTAAATCTACATCTTGGGGGCAGTCACGAAATTTTGATTTCCAAAAGTCCGGATCAATGAAATTAATAATCTGTGTTACCTGATCATCGTTTAGTCTACTCAAAAAATCTTGCCCAGACTCGCAATTATACACAGCCCAGGCACTGATCCGCCCGGTCACAATGTGATAACAGATTCGATTTTCATTGACCAATCTAAAATAATCTTTATAACCATTGAGATATTCAGGATGATCATGCATAAAGTCTATTATAGTTTTTAAGCTGCGTTCTAGTGCATCTTTGGCTGATTCTTTGCGTAGATAGTCAAACAACCATTCCGAATAAAACGATTCTTTACACCAAGAGTCTAATTTCTTATTATTTTTTAATAGCCATTGTATATAACTGTTGAAATTCACGCAATGAATATCATGACAATGTCTGCCAAACTTTACAAAAGCAGTATAGTAAGAGCTGCCAACAAAATCTTTATAGCTTCTTGGTTGAGATATTGTTTGACTACTCTGATAAAATTTCAAATAGGCCTGTAGACCCCATTGGACTCCAATTTCACGCTCCTGCTGAAATCTTCTTTTAGATTCACAGACGTGACTAGATAATGTGATTTCTTTTCTAAAACTTTTATGACAATATTGACATTCATAGCTCATAGCTTTTCTTTGATTGTTTTCTCGTCCCAGCCCATATCTCTGGCCAATTTTTTAACCACCTCGATGTCATTGATAGATGAAATCAGGTCTAATTCTTGATCGTTAAAATGCGGGTAAAGTTCAGCAAAAAATGTTCGAGTCTTTGATTCTTTGATTTTTTTCCCCGGAGCGATCCAATTATGTTTAAATGTACCCATGCCCGGACTCACTGTGGTGCACAATAACCACTGTAATTTAGGATGTCGGCCCAGTGAAAAAAAGTCTTTGTTTAATCTTTCATTCAATGATAATAGATAATATTTTTGTATGTCAGTGCTGGCATCAACAGTGCTACCCCACCTGATCATAAGATAATTGCTAAATTTTTTACGTTCTTCTGTGGTCAAATTGTCGTAGAAATTTCTATTTTTACGATCGAATTCTCGCATTTTATTATTGATATTAAGTTTTTCCATTACCAAGATTTTCCAAAATCAACAATTTCACTGAGCCGACTGATATCTTTGACAAAAAAAGCACACAATGGACTTTGAGACTCAGAATCAATTGGTACTGCCAACAATTGACCGGGTCTGAGCTTGGGAAAATACCATTTGACATCTTGATAGATGTCTACTATTTCTACTGCATGGAATTCCGGTCGATAACTTTTCAGCGGATTAAAACAAAATGCACTGAAACCTCGATCATTGATACTGGTCAATGGCACAACTTCTAGATCTCCCAAATCGGGTTCGCCAATGAGCAATTGCCAATCCACTGGCATTTTTACTGTGTTCTCTCCTATGCGTAAGACCAGTGCTGGACTATTAAAACTTTCTAGAAATATCAAAGGAATAAAGTAATAGTCTGGCGCCTTTGGATCCGAGTTGTCTAACACACAGAATCGAAGATCTTCAATTTCGTCAGGTATCTCATTGAGATCATATGCTCTGTTGGTTTCAAGGTTTAGTATTCTACTCATATGATTATTATATATAATTGACACGTTCAATGTCAAATGGATATTCGGCCTCTCTATAAAAATTTTTACGTTGTGCGAGGTGGCGCCGGGCAAATTTGCAGCCACTGGTTATATCCCAAATTTGTACAAAGTCTTTGTCATCTGCTTTTCTAATTCCGCGCCCAATACTTTGGATAACACGTACAAAGCTCTTGCCAGGCTCAATTAGTACAAGGTTAAAAATACGAGGTATATTAATACCAACAGCCGCTACACC